CTCATTACCTTGGTTCCACGCTCCAGTAACGCCAGTGTAGTTCCAACTGGATTTTGCTCATTACCTTCACCCATCTTCATGTCCGCGATTGCAGCAAATGATTTTCCTGCGTCAACCGCAAATCCCAGCAACGCAAACAGTACCTGTGAAGGTTCCTTGTAGGGAAGTGGTAACAGTGATTCCTTGATGGAAACTCCCGTCACGTCAACATCCCTGAATTCTCCCGGTTGCAATGGCTCATCCTGATCACGTATACGCATGCCACGGGCCTTGAAACCTGCCGGAAGGTTCGCGAGTGTGCCGGCATCAATTAACTGTCGCAAAACACTTGTTGCCGTTCGCGATAACCCTCCAAGCATGTGTATTAGACCAAAGCCGTAAAACCCTAGTCCTGGGAGGAACTTAAAGTGTATAAAATATTGGTTCTTTTCAAAGTTTGGATCTTTATCCGTCCAGTTTCTTTTAATGGAAAGAATCTTTCGTGAAAAATGATCTATGGTAATTATGTAGGGAAGCTTAATGCCGGATGTATCCTCAAATCCAGGAACATCGGCATCAACGTGCATTTCAAGAATCATATGCTCGTCATCCTTGTTCTGTTCGTTAGAGGAAGACCCTTCCAATTCATCAACCTTGTTCTTGACGTCACTGCTTATATCAACCTGTCCCGATGTCACTGGAACATCACGGTAGAATCCTGAAACCTGCAGCTTCTTGACATCATTGGCTGACATCTTAATAACATGCGTTATTCTTTCCGCCTGTTCCAGATTAGTTGACATATAATTAACAACCAAATCCTCACCAGTAACGAATTTTGCAACGCATCTTTTTAAAATCTCGTCATAGTAAACTTTCTTGAACGCCGAGCCGGCCAATGGAAGGTAGAAAAGCAACTGATCCATTTCCGGGTCATATTCCTTCATCACTGACGTAATCTGGTAGTTCATGTAGTCCTTGACACGCATTGCCTGTTCTTCGACTTCAGGCGTAATGTTTCCTACAACTTGGCATCGTACGGGGCCGCTTGGGGGGAGAAGTTCCTTATAAGCTTGGGCTTGAAACTGTGTTACAGATTCCGCCAATAAAGGATGTACGACCCCGGATGCACCTTCGAAAGGCTGTGTGCGGTCTTCATATTTGAATCCCAACATATCAAGGCCCTTGACATAGGTATTTTCCCAGTCTTTTCTTGAGTCCTTGTCGCCTTCGAATGCGGAAAGCAGATCATTTGAAAATCTGCCTAATTCGCTTTCTTCAATATATTCCGATAAGTTTGCGTCAAATGGTATTTGTGACTGGTCCATGGGTGCATTCGGATCGGTATTGATTTCAGCGCCCCCGTCAGCCATTTTGGTAATTTCTACATCTTGTTCAAATTCAACTGTCTTGTCAGGAACCTCTATAACCGTTTCCTCACTGTCAGCGATATCAAGGCCTGTTTGCAATGCCGCAATCGCCTTTTCTATATTGTCATTCGGATTTTTTGCCATTTTCTCCCCTTATAGCAGTGGAACAACGTCCACAAAATTTTCTCTAACCATTCCGCCTTCCTTGAAAGCCGGAAGTCCTTCCAGGACTTTATCCGCTGCCTTCAACAGAAGGACGGGAACATTTCCCCAGTTTACTTTGCCATCATTAATAACGGTGTAAGTATAGTCTAAATTTCCCTTCTTGGCAATTTTTTTCAACGCATTCTGCATGATTGCGTCATAGAAGCCATAATGCCCCGTTGCCTCCTCATCCATAAGGTTTCCGCGGGCATCGGACTTCAGTCTGTTCTTTATTGCCCCCGTTGATACCGCAACGCCGTCATAGTTGCCTTCCTTCGCCAACCGAAGAAGGTATTTCGCCACAAACGAGCCGTAGTCCTCGGAGCGCTGGAACGGACCTTCAGGTGTTCCGCTTTGCGATACTTCCCCGATTTTTTCCTTCATTACAACAATCTTATTTCCCAATTCCTCACGCTTGCTGTATAATTCAGGAAGTTTGGCATCCTTGGGATTCTTGGCAAGAACCTGGTCAATCTGCATCTGAATTTTTTCCATTTCACGCACAATGGGCTGTATTCCTGCAATCTTGTCCTGTCTTGTCGCGTATCCTCCTCCGCTTCCCTCTCGAAGAGCCGCCTGTATCTTCTGGTGCATGTCGGACTGAATCTCCTCAATGAAGAGAAGCTTTCTTCCGAAGTTGTCCGTTCTATCGGATATGCGCGTATGGACAAACATGTTCTCCACCATCTCATCACTCAAGTCGAATGTATGCTGGCTTGGCTTGTATGTAGGCTCATTCAATCGAAGGGATCCTGGCTTGGTCGTAAACACATATTCACGGTAGTTTATTCCGCCAGGAAGAACCTGCTGTCCAGCGTGCTGAGGATTGCTTTGAAATGCGTGCTTCGCGCCACGGATCTTCAGAAGCTCCTGCAGATCGCCGAATATGGATCTAATGGGCGCCGGAATCCTTGGATCACGCAATGCCCCAACATTCATGATGGCGTTGTCAATGTCGTAAAGCTGCTTCATGGCACGGTTGATCTCGTTTCCTATGAGATTGTAGGTTGCATCCTTTTCCTTTAAAGGGCCAGCCATTTTTTCCGCTTGTCCTAATTTGGTAAAAGCCCCTGAAAAGACATTCAATGCCTTTCTATCCTCTCCTGAAAATCCTTCCAGTCTTTTTCTGACATTATCAAATTTTTCGGTTATCTTGTTAACCATTAGTTTCGTGTCGCGATTTCCAAGTGGTATGACATCGAATTTAGGGGAAACCTCGTCAAAGGCCTTAAGAAGCTGCTCCTTGCTTATCCTCTCGTTTGGAACGTGGAATTCAAGGTACGGTCCAATGGAGGTATCCTCGAGCTCCTTGGGCGAGACTGACTTCTTCAGGAATCCTAGCCACTGCTTTCCCTGCCCTATTTCCATGGGTGAGTTCTTGATTACCGTTGGGGTCTTCCACACGATTGCCGGTTTCTTTTCCGTAACGGCCGCTGTTTTAACTTTGGGCTTAGGGATTTTATCCACGGTGTAGTCTATTGTTGATTCATAATATTCCTTTTCCGGAACCGTTTCTTTTTTATTGTACAGCCATTTTTCAGCTTCCGTCTGGGTCTTAAAATCTTTTATGGTATTTCCCTTGCGGTCAAACACGGCCCATTCACTTATGGCCTTCTTCAGCGCCTCTTTGGTTGCGGTGAGCTTTGGAACAATCTTTTCGACATGCCCTATGACCTTCGGAAGAACCTGGCGCTTGACATACTTCAATCCGGCCTTCGCCGCTTCCTTCGCGATCTTCTCGGCTATCTTTCCGCCAAACTGCAAGTGCTGTCTTTCACCCGGTTCCAAGAGTGGCACGACAGGTTTCATTTCTCCATAGTCCATAAATCCTCCTGAATTCATCATAGCAGTTAAGGGGTCATTAATCAAGCCACCTCTGTTTAATCCCATTACCTGATAATAATGGTCTTCCATCATATCAGTTAATAGTTTAAGTTCATCTCTTACTTTTCCAGCACTAATAGTTTTTGTTCCTTGTTTCAAATTTTTTGTGGAACCCTGTAAAAACAAATTATTTATATCGATACCCAATTCATAATAGTTTTTTAAAGCTTTTTTATGAGAAATAGATAATGTTTTATCAAATCCTGTTAAGTTTATATCTGGCACTCCTTTAACTCCTGTCATTTTTTCTGCTAATTTAAAAAAGTCTTCATAGTATGTGCGTTTGTTTACTAAATCCACATATGCATTGGCCCACTTAGGATCTTTCATTTTTTCAACAAATTTCATCATACTATTAATTCTTACATCTTTATTTCCTGACTTAAATCCTGCCATAAAAGTCCTGTTTATGAGCATACGGATATTCTGACGTAAAGAAGGAGTGAGACCAGGATGAGCATCTTTCATTATTTTAGCCGCATTATGCGCTGTTCCATATACATCACTTACTGTTTGAGTGTTTTTAGGGCCCATAATGTTAATATCATCTACAAAATTAATAACTCCACTTCTAGGAACCCCACCTGTATAATTTAGAATTTTCACAAATTCTTTATTCTGAAGAGGTATTGCCTGTTCTTGCAAAGATTTTTTTGCTGATGTCATGCTGGAATATTGAT